TAGAGCACATGACTATGACCTTGCGGGTTTCTGTACTGGTATTGTGGAGAAGAATGATATTGTTGATGGTACTAACATCAGAGCAGGTGATGTAGTCATTGGCATTGAGAGTAGTGGTCTTCATAGTAATGGATACACACTCATCAATGATATGTTGTGGAGACATAAGATTTTCTACAAGGATATGCCTGAGTTGCTGAGACCTACCACCATCTATGCTCGTCTCATTCAGCACCTATTGGATGAAGTTCCTATCCTAGGTATGGCACACATTACGGGAGGGGGACTGCCCGAAAACCTTCCTAGGTGCCTTCCAATGGGTCTTACAGTTGATGTTGATTATGATGCTTGGGAGAGACCAGAACTCTTTAATAAGATCCAGGAAGCGGGAGACATTGCAGAGGAAGAAATGAGAAATGTATTCAATCTTGGTATTGGATTCTGTTTAGTTGTCCCACAAGAGGTGGTAGAACATACTCAAACTTTGATCGCTGATACTCCATTTGGTATGCGGTCTTGGATTATTGGAGAAGTAAAATGAGAGACAAAATTGACACACAAGGAATGAGTCTTCCTGGTAAATCAAAGAAACCAAGTAGTTATGAACCTATGCCAGTGAAAATCCGTACAATCTTCACAGCAGAAGAACGTATTGAGTTGAAACAAATCATTCATGAAGCACTTGATGAGAGGGAGAAAGCATGAAGCATCGTGATAACTATTACGTCAAGTTTGATGATGATGAACTACGACAGATCTTGAAAGAGATTAGTAATGAAGAAGTGAAAGTAAGAATAAGAAGTGCATTGGGGGAGACAGTTGATCCCATAGATAAGTTTCATGCAACTATCGCATATTATAATAATGAAGTTTAAAGCATTAGTATTCATCCGTCTGAGATCACAAGTTGATGACTCTCCTGGCAATGCTGTGAGAGATGCCTGTAAGAGATTGTCTGAGTTAGATATTAAGAAACTTAGACTAGGTAAAGTGGTTGATGTTTGGTTAGAAGCAGAGACCAGAGAGTATGCTGAGAAGGAACTTGAAATGCTCTCTGATAGATTTCTTGCCAACACAGTTATGGAAGACTGGGACTATGAATTGACTGAGATTGAAGACTTTCCTAAAGGTATTGAATAATGGATGATTTTAACACACCAGGATCTAACAAGAGTTTGATGAATGATGATTTCAAAAAACATGTAGTTCAAATTCAACTAGATAATATTGTGAAGGTATTAGATGCTAAAGTAGAACGTTGTCGTGTCTATAATAGTGACAATCGAGATGAAGTATATAATCAAATCACCATTACTTACAAAGAAGACACATGCAAGCAGTAATTTATAGTAACGGTAGTCAAGAATGTGAACGAGCTGGTATGCTCTTGAAAAGTATTCACGAAGATTTCCATGAATACTTTTTGGATGAAGACTTTACAGATACACAATTTCATGCAGAGTTTGGTAGCAATGCAGAGTATCCACAAATCTCAATTGGACTGAAGCATCGTGGTGGTCTTAAGGAAACCTTGAATTATCTAAACAAATATAATTACAAGTGTTCGTGTTAATACCAAGACACTTGACTAAATAATGTATGAGGTCTATAATAAGACCTGACGTTCATCCCACTCTTGGGTGGGACGCAAGTAAGTCGCGGAACGGAGCCGTTCATCCCATGCTAGAATTGTTATTCTATTCATCACTCTCATGTACTCAAACTGATGCTATCATGCTGAGGATTGAGAACAATATTAACCTTAGTAATTCACTTAAGGTTGAGTTAGTAGAAACCTTAAAGGATTCTACACCAGAATGTCAGTGGTATTGGGACGCACACGACTGAAGGAACGGGGATTAAAAACCCTAACTTCAGGAGACTGACAAATGAACACGCTTAACCTGATTCGTAAGCAGATTCAAAAAGCATCTGCGCTACATGACGCACAGATTACCCACACCTCATATCGTGGTGTTGAGTATGATACACGTTGTGTAGAATCAAAAGAGACTCACGGTACATTCTGTTATCGTGGTAAACTTTACGCCAAGTAAAGTTATAGAAGCACTACAAATCGCTGGGAGTATATCCCTCGTAAGTATTACGTTTCTATCTTTGATATACGAAGAACTAATTTTACTCAATAAATGATAAGGGGGGTTGCAAAACCCTCTTTTTTTGTGTATAATTACTTCTATGTACGTTTACTTTCATGGACAAAGAAAAACTGAAACTAATCGTAAAAAACTTAGAGTCACTTGTCGAGTGCCTTAAAAGTGAACTATATTCGGATACAGAGTCGTATCTAGAGTATGATAAAATTGTAGAGCATATCACTGATTATGATGAAGTATTTTATGATAATGAGGAATATTCAGACTAATGTATGAAGATCTAAATTGTTTTGAGGAGGCACTCAAACATTTCGGAACTAGAGTTGAATTGACAATTGCTCTAGAGATGGGAAGAAAACTATCTGCCGAAGATGCCTACAAAACTATCAAGGAAGAACTCAAGGTGCTTAAAGAATGCCGCAAACAATTCAAAAACAAAAAAGATGAATAATGCAAAACTTATATCAGTAACACCTGATGCAGAACAGCACATGGCATATTGTGCGAGAGTAAGTAATCCGAAGAACCAAGATAACGAAAAGTTTGATGGACTGTTAAAGTACTGTATCAAGCATCAGCATTGGTCTATCTTTGAGCAAGCATTTATGACACTGGAAATCAATACTACCAGAGGACTCGCAGCTCAAGTGTTACGGCATCGTTCGTTCACATATCAAGAATTTTCGCAACGCTATGCTGATTCTTCCCTGTTAGGTTTCGATAAGATTCCTCTGCCTGCACTGCGTCGGCAAGATACTAAGAATCGCCAGAACTCTATTGATGATCTAGATGCATTTGATGTTCAGAACCTGGAACTCCAGATGCAAACTCTATTTGATTCTTCTATGGCATTGTATAAGCAAATGCTTGACCGAGGAGTCGCGAAGGAATGTGCTAGATTTGTGCTTCCCCTGGCCACACCAACAAAAATGTATATGACCGGTTCAGTTCGTTCGTGGATTCATTATATTGATTTGCGTTCTGCTAATGGAACTCAGAAAGAGCATATGGATATTGCAAATTCTGCTAAAGAAATCTTCTGTGAACAGTTTCCTGTTGTTGCTACTGCTCTCGAATGGGTTTCCTAAATATTGACATGACACTCATTTAAACTATGCCAACTTACAGATTTGAAAATACAGAAACGGGTGAAATATTTGAGAAATGGATGTATATGGCAGAGAAAGATCCATATCTGAAAGAGAATCCACTTCTCAAACCACTTCTTCCAACACAAATGAATGTTGGAGAGGTTGGAGATTGGGCTAACAAACTTATCAAACAAAAACCTGGTTGGAATGAAGTTCTAACAAGGGCATCTAAAATGCCAGGAGCAAATGTAAAGCCTATTACCTGATTTTATGCCACGTAAAAAAGTAGATAATCCAGTACCTTTTGGAATGAGTAACAAACATATGAAAAGAAAAAAACCAATCAATCTTGATTATATAAAAAAGATTGAACCTCTTACGAAAAACCAAGAAGAACTTTTTCGTTGCTATAAACTGGATCAAAACTTAGTTGCATATGGTGCAGCAGGAACAGGAAAGACTTTTATTACCCTCTATAACGCTCTTAAAGATGTTCTGAGTGATCGTAGTCCCTATGATAAGATCTACATCGTTAGGTCCCTTGTAGCTACCCGTGAGATTGGTTTCCTACCTGGTGATCATGAGGATAAGTCTTCCCTTTACCAGATTCCATATAAGAATATGGTAAAGTATATGTTTGAAATGCCAGACGATAGTGCATTTGAAATGCTCTATGGCAACTTGAAGACTCAAGGAACTATTTCTTTCTGGTCCACATCATTTATTCGTGGCACTACACTTGATAATGCTATCATCCTGGTTGATGAGTTCCAAAACTTGAACTTTCACGAACTTGATAGTATTATTACTCGTGTAGGTGAGAACACTAAGATTATGTTCTGTGGAGATGCCACTCAGTCTGACCTTACTAAACAGAATGAAAAGAATGGTATTGCTGACTTTATGAAAATCTTAAGAGTAATGCCATCATTTGATATTATTGAATTTGGTCTTGAGGATATTGTCCGTTCAGGTCTCTGTAAAGAATACCTTGTTGCAAAAAATGAATTAGGTCTTTGATGTTTAACCATATTGATTTGAATATTCCTTCATTGGATCGCGAAACCATTGACGGGGTTCGTTATTATAAAGTTCCAGGAGAAGATGGACTAAAGAAGTTGGTTTCTATCACTTCAGTTACTTCTCATTTTAATAAAGAAAAGTTTGCTGCATGGCGTAAGAGAGTTGGTGAAGAAAAAGCCAATAACATTACTCGTAAAGCAACAAGTCGTGGTACAGATATGCATACTCTTTCTGAGTATTATCTGAAAAACAAAGAACTGCCTACAGTACAACCTATTTCAGAGCATTTGTTTAAGATTGCTAAACCTACTCTGAATCGTATAAATAATATTCATGTATTAGAAGGTTCTCTTTTCAGTCAATACTTAGGTATTGCAGGTACGGTTGACTGTATCGCTGAATTCGATGGAGAACTTTCAATCATTGATTTCAAGACTTCAAAGCAACCTAAACCACGCGAATGGATTGATGGTTATTTTGTTCAGTGTTGTGCATACGCATGTATGCTTCATGAACTGACTAACATTCCTGTCAAAAAGTTTGTGATTATTATGGCATGTGAGAATGGTGATGTAGAAGTTTATGAAGAGTATGATAAAGCAAAATATATTAAGTTGCTTACGCAATATATCAAGAAGTTTGTAGATGATAAGTTAAAACAATATTCTTGACATTAAGATAAATTATTTGTATAATATCATGAGACTTGAGTATAAGAATTTGCACATTACAGTTCTAGGCACCATGGAGAATGAATTAGAAAAAGTATTGGAAAGCAAATTCTTTTGCAAGTCTCGCTTTGCTCAAGAGATAGAAGAACTTGTTCGTGATAATTCTAATATGAATTATATTGATGCAATAGTTCACTTCTGCGAGCAAAATAATATTGAATTGGACTCCGTACCAAAACTAATATCAAAACCACTGAAGGAAAAGATTAAGTATCAAGCAATGGAGTTAAATTTTCTTAAGAGGACCTCCAGAGCAAAATTGGTCTTTTAATCCATTTTTGGTCGAAAAAAAAATCCGGCAAAAATTTTACGCGATTACTTTTTTATAATGGCACCTTTTGAAACTTATAAAACATATCTTGCTCTAAAGAATCACTTCACTAAGAGCACATATGATTATCATAAGTACAATAAAAAAACCAGAGCAAGTCTCCAGTCATTTTACAAACGTAAGGATAGATTCTGGTTTGAAAAAGTATCAAGACAAAAAACAGAAAAAGAAGTAGAGCACTTTTTTGTTTCTAATTTCATTATCTGTAGCGACCCACAGACGTTATGGATTGGTGAGATTATTAGGAATGGCGAAGGTAACTATAAAGAGTGGCAGAAAAAAATTCAGTCACTCGCTTATATTTTTAAAGGAGAAGTAGAATCAGTTTTTACTGATGTAAACTTTGATTCTTTATTTCATATAGAGGGTTCTAGACATCCAATGATATTAAAGATGCATCTTCGAGGTAACATATCTTTGGAAACAATGATTATATTAGATAGAATTCTTGGATATAAAAGAAAATTTGACAAGAAATTAGATGATCCAGTGTGGCAACTGACATCTATGAAAATGACCAAATATGGTCCTTTTCTAAATACCGATGTATTTCGTTTTAAGAAAATTCTTAAGCAAGTAGTTTTAGGGGAAAGATGAGTTTTTTTGATTCAGAAGTTGTCCGTGCAGAGATGACTGAAATTTCCGAACTTCAAGAGGAAGTTTACAAAAGTGTATTTGATTTTCCTCGTATGAACAAAGAAGAGAAAATACATCATGTTATAATGTTAGAGCGTTTGCTGAATAAGCAAAAAATTCTCTACACCCGTATGAGTCTCTCTGATGACCCAGAAGCAAAGGAAATGAAAAGGAGAATATGCGATTCTGCTTCTATGATGGGGTTACCCCCTGACATTGATATGAACGTCATCTTTAAGAATATGTCTAGTCTTCTAGAAAATATGCGCGAACAGATTGACAAAGCAGGTACAGACCTGTAGAATAACGAAGTCCAAACAGACCAAATCCAAACAAACCGAGATAATCCAAATGTCTTTTGCAAATCTTAAAAAACAGTCTCAACTTGGTTCTCTGACCGACAAACTGGTCAAGCAAGTTGAAAAGATGAATAATAATGGCGGCGGAGGCGCTGATGAGCGTTTCTGGAAACCTGAAATGGATAAGACTGGCAATGGTTATGCAGTCATTCGTTTCCTGCCCGCACCTGATAGTGAAGATCTTCCCTGGGTGAAGATGTATTCTCACGCCTTCCAAGGTCCTGGTGGTTGGTATATTGAGAACTCTCTGACTACTCTAGGTCAGAAAGACCCTGTTTCTGAACACAACCGTGAACTGTGGAACAGTGGTATTGATGCAGATAAAGAGACTGTTCGTAAACAAAAGCGTAAACTGTCTTATTACACAAACATCTATGTTGTGCGTGACCCTGCTCATCCTGAGAACGAAGGTCGTGTCTTCTTGTATAAGTTTGGTAAGAAAATCTTTGACAAGATTCTTGCTGCTATGCAACCCGAGTTTGAAGATGAAGAACCTATCAATCCCTTTGATTTCTGGAGTGGTGCTAATTTCAAACTGAAACTGAAGAAAGTTGCAGGATATTGGAACTATGACTCTTCTGAGTTTGATCGCGTCAAACCCCTCCTGGACGATGATGATGCACTGGAATCTCTTTGGAAGAAAGAGTATTCTCTGAGCACTCTCGTTGCTGAAGACCAGTTCAAGTCTTATGATGATCTGAACAAGCGTCTGAAGTATGTCCTAGGTCAGAAGTCTGCTCCATCTACTGTTCGTGAACAAGAAGAACAGTATTCTAGTTTTGAGCAAAGCACTCCTACTCGTGAAGAGAACGTAATGCAAGAATTAGAGAAGTCTTATCAACGTAGTAAGTCTGAACTTCCTAGCGAAATGAAGAATGAACTGAACACACTTAGTTCTGGTTCCGACTTCAATTCACCTGACATCACTCCTTCTAACTCTTCTGAAGAAGATGATGCACTGTCGTACTTCCAACGTCTGGCTGAAGAATGATTATTCGTATAATCTAATATTATCGCCTTTTTTCAGGGTGGGGGTCAGGTATTGATCTCCACCTTTTTTGTATGGCATAATTTCTTCAAGGTCATTAAGTATTACATTCAAGTATTCTGGTTTTAGAATATAGATATTTCTCTTATCGTCTTCAAGTCTTTCTTCATGTTGGTAATTTGTTACTTCTCTGATGAAAGAATTTGTTGGGATAATCTGATAATAACCTAATGAATCATCGTAGTATTCAAAATAATAAGAATTGCCACTAGTTTCTGACTTAAACAGAACTTCTTCTGAATTATTGGAACTCAATGTTGGATTTGCTATTGTTGCTGTTGATGCTAATTCGTATGTAAATGCTCTAGCAATATTGTCATTACCAGCAGTAACTACACTAGTGACAACAAATCTTCCATTGTATTCATTCTCAGAAACGTTTTCAATGACTACTTCACTGCCAACTTTGAGATTTAAAATACCAACTTTAGGTGTTACTGATACTTTAGTTGATGGAATTACACCATCACCAGAGAATATCTGACTAATCTTACTATTGTTGAATTTAATGAAATTGCCATTGGTATTCCAATTTTTTGGAAGTTTAGTTCCTTTCCTTAATAGAACTGTTCCTGCTGTATTTTTAACATCTTCACTCACTTCGTAATCATAAACTCCGTTGTATAAATTATCGTAAGTGTTATACTTATCAAGCATCAATTGATCAAATACCAGTTGTGGTGTTGGCCATTCTGATTGAAGATTTAGGATATTATTAGCAAGTAAAACGACCCAATCTAAGGTAGAGTCATTATAAAAACTAAAAGCAACATTATCTGGTCTTTCATCACCTATAATTTGATATTTGGTGAAGAAAGTTAAATTTTCAAAGATGTCCGGCCGGAGTTTTCCGCGTTTAAATAAATTTTTGACAGTAACATAATCAGATATTGTCTTGTTATCTGCTCGTCTGTTGACGTATTCAAAATTTGGAACTTGTCTGAAGTAACTTGCCATTTTAGAAACCTATCTCGCCGGAGAATTTGTTAGTTTGTTTGAAAGCCTCTTCAGGATCTGCTAAAGGTCCTGAATTTGATAAGTAATCACTCTCAGTGATTGGTAGAAGTTCTTGGAACTGCATTGTAATTCTGTATGCGGTCATTGTTCCATCTTCAAATGTCATAAAGGTATTATCTGGATTATAATCAACACTGCAAGATCTTAAAGCACAGGTTTTAATTCTATTTAATCCAGGATGATCTTGTCCAGTTGCTCCATATACATATCTAATGTTAAACACATTGGGTGTTTTAAGGAATAGATTGTTCGATGATTCTTTAATTGACATTCCTTGTTTAAAGAAACGAATAATTTGTTTAATTTCAGATGCTTCTGATTGACTTCTTGCTGCGAGGAAAAATGAAAATCCAAAAGGTCTTAACTGTGGACCACGGAATAAAAGTTCAGTGTTTGGATTTAAAATTGCACCAGTCGTTCTTGCTAATAAACCTTTGACTTGTATTGCTTCCTGAAAAGCAAGAACTTTTCCTGCAGTTAACGCATTTGTAGTAACACTATTTCTGTCTTCTTTTAATTGTTCTATTATATTGTTTACTTGCTTAAAGGGGTCACTAGCACCCAAAATTCCAAGACCAATTGCTTGAAGAGGATTTAAATCAGTTTCTCCCCAATTTACAGTGTTAATATCTGAAATTTTTGACTGCATTGGTAAAGTCACTGAACCCTCTATCGGTCCAAATTCTCTGGTCTTTCCAACAGTAAGTGAAGCGAAATCATTAACATTACCTAAAGTAATTCCTTTATACTCCAGCATTTTAAACTGGATGTAATCTTGTGTTTCGTGTCTTTCTTTTGGATATCTTAGGTCTGGATATTTTCTTCTTGTTGGTTTTCCTTTTATCTTGAAGTCTGGTATAGGGGATGTTTGTGGTGCTGTGTCTACGTTGGATGGAATACTGGGGGACAAACCTGTTCCATTTCTTGGGTCGCCTGTATTTAATCCTTCTTCTTTGGTAATTGCTTGCTGTGTCGCAGCAGAGACGGTTGAAAACTGACTCGTTTCTCCCTTATTTTCTTTAGCAACATCTCGTTTAAAAAGTGTTGCAGTATCTTCGGGCAATACTTTATCAACAGCATCTGTATATGTATATTTTTTAGTTTCTCCATCTCTTGTTGCAAGTGTAGCATAATATTTTGTCCTCCTAGTTCTAGCTCCACGAGTCGGACCAACTCGTTCGGATGATCTAAGACTATCTGGTAATGTATCATATTGTGCTCTAGTTATTACTTGTCTAACGGTTGTATTTACATTACTTACTGCACCATCTTCGGCAACATTATATGAAGATACTGTAGATAGATTTGGAACTCTTAGTGTTATAGGAGTAGTTACAGGTCTCCCTGGTCCCTGTCCTCTTCTTATTGTTCTAGTCTGACCAGTATCTAATTCTAAACTAAACGTTTTAGAAACTAAATTTGTTCTATTCAGATCTGACATCAGACATACATTTTTAGTTATTTATCCTCTTTTTTCCATAAGGTAAAGAACTTAAGTATCTCACTTCGTTTTCTCTTACAATGTGTAGAGAACCCACAACTTCTGCCCAAGTATATTGTCTTATTTGACGCCAATGATAGTTATATCCTTTGAACCCCCATCTAAAGATTTCAGTTACTGCAACCAAAGGATGTTCGTCATACTCTAACTTTGGAGTCTTTGCTTGATATACAAAGGTATAAAACTTACCAGCATCAGGTATTAAGTCAGTTTCGTTGAATATCTGTAGAATATTCATCATTATAAGGTCAGCATCTTCGGCACCTTCAATTGCAAGTGCTTTTCTGAGTTGAGACACTTTGCTAGAAGAAGTTTGTATGTCCTTACCGAAACCCTCTGCCATTACTTGATACCTAGTTGGTCTTCTGTAATAATTTTGAACTCTAATAATCTATCTTTACACCACTCGTCTGCTGCTTTCCACTTTGCTTCATTGACAGCATATGTTTTCACTTCGTTGATATATGTTTTCGTTCTTTTTTTAGTTGTTTGAACTGGTGGTCGGGTTTGTTTCTTAGGTTTCACTTCAATAACATAACGTTTTATTTCGCCAGTCTGCTCTCTTACCTTAATAATGAAGTCTGGAAAGTAACGATGAACTCTTTTATCAATAGGAGAACGATATGGAACGCAAAATTCTTCACTACCCCATTCTAAAATATTCTCATTCAGATCACACCACCGACAAAATTTTCTTTCCCAAGAACTACGACATATGATATTATTAGGGTCACCTTTATATTTTCTTGGATATTCGGGTTTATAACGACTTTTTATCGTTCCTGCCATTATACATAATATATCGGGTCAAATAGTATTTATAGATGCCTGCAGAAGACAACAGCTCATCGAGTAATAGAACACCTGCAGGTTCTCCAGTTCCTGCTAGACAAGATACTGCGGATACTCCAAGGAATTCTGATGGTGGTCCTAGTAATCATAGAAGGAAACTGAGTGATATTAAGAGTAAGTTACTTAGACCTTCTCTTACTTCTCAGTATGCTTGTAAGTTTGATCTACCACCGTTGGTGAGAACTTGGACGGAGCAAAAGAGAACACCTTTTAATTATCAAAATAGAGAACTTTTAGAGTTATCTTGTTCTGAAGCAGCACTTCCTGGTTCTTCATTGATGACACATGAACTGAATAATGCTCATACTGGAGTCACTGAAAAACATGTATATCGTAGAGCATACGATCAAACGGCAAATTTTACATTCATGGTCGATCATGACTATACAGTAATTAAACTTTTTGAAAACTGGATGTCATATATTGTTGGAGAGCAATTTAGCAGTTCACCTGGTATAGAGGATCCAAATTACTTTTATAAAGTAAGATATCCCGAACAATATCAAACTGATAATTTATTCATTACAAAGTTTGAAAAAGATTATGCAGATGACATTTCTACCAAAGCATTGCAGTATCAGTTTTTCAAAGCATTTCCTCTTAGTATTGTTACAATGCCCATTAGTTATGAGGCATCTCAACTCTTAAAATGTACGGTTAATTTTGCATATACTAGATATACTATTAGACAAGAAAATATGGTAAACCGTACTCTGAGAGTTACTCAAGAAACCCGTGACCCAGGAATTCCAGGTACTACAATATTTCCTGCAGGAGTTCCTGTTCCCCCTGCTTTAAGACCAGCAACATTTCCGAATGATCCACTTCGAGTTCCAACATCATCTCAAATTGCTTAATAAATAATCATACTGAAATACTCTATAGGATATTATGCCATTACCAAAGATTTCAACACCAACTTATGAGTTGAATTTGCCATCAACAGGAAAGAAAGTTCAATATAGACCATTTCTGGTTAGAGAAGAAAAACTTCTAGTGTTAGCACTAGAAACGGAAGATCCAAAAGATATCACTACAGCAATGAAGACAGTTATTAAAAACTGTATTCAAACTAGAGGAGTTAAGGTCGAAACTTTGCCTACTTTTGATATTGAGTATTTGTTTTTGAATATTCGTGGTAAATCGGTTGGCGAAGAGATTGAAGTTAATGTCATCTGTCCTGATGATGAGCAAACTACAGTGCCAGTTGTCTTGAACGTTGATGATATTAAAGTTCAAAAGAGTAAAGAACATACAACTAAAATTCAGATTGATGATTCTCTGATTATGGAAATGAAGTATCCTTCATTGGATCAGTTTATTAAGAACAACTTTGACTTCAGTGAAGAGAATCAGATTGATCAATCATTCCAATTGATTACTTCTTGTATTGATAAAATTTATAATGAAGAAGAAGTTTGGTCCACTGCTGATGTTACCAATAAAGAAATTACTGACTTCTTGGAGCAAATGAACTCCAAGCAATTTAAACAGATTGAGAAGTTCTTTGAGACGATGCCTAAGTTATCTCACGATATTAAAGTGAAGAACCCAAATACTGGTGTAGAAAGCACTGTTGTACTGGAAGGACTTGCAAGTTTTTTCGGGTAGCCCTGGTCCATATGGACCTTGAAAACTTCTACAATCTGAATTTTTCCTTAATGCAGTATCATAAATACTCATTAACAGAGATTGAAAATATGATGCCGTGGGAACGTGATATTTACGTTGCTATGTTGAAGAATCATTTAGAAGAAGAAAAACTAAAGCAGCAACAAAATGGGTCCTGAAGAACTAGACGATCTACTAACAAATATAAGGGCAGAGGGTAAGAAAGAACGCTCTTCTCTTGCTTTGTATAAGGGAACCAGGGGCACCGATTTAGTTAATGAGTCTATAGATGAAAGAGTCGTAAACATATTAGGTTTAGGTCAAGTTTTTGATATTGACTATGCAACCTATCTTACATTATTAAAAGAGAAACTCGTACAAGTTAGTATGGGTGGTGGTTCTCTTGCGAGAGAGGAGCAAATGCTCTTGCAAGATGAATTTAGAAGAGTAAAGGGTAAGGTTGGTAGATTTAAGATAAACAGAAGAACTGTTAATGCTGGTGCTATTACAGGTTCTACACCACTAAAAGTAAGTAAAGATAAATTTTTCCTGACTAGCAGTGCAGTAATACCAGAAAATCCTGGTGTAGCAAAGGTCAGTGAAGACTTAAAAGGTATTCACGAAGCTCTTGATAAAATTCTTGGAGAAATCAAAGCAGATAATACAGAAGAGAAGAAACAAGCAGAATTGGAAAGAAGACAAAAGATAAGAAATCGTAGAGTTGTTAGAGAAAAAATATTAGAGAAAAGTCAACAGAAAGTATCTAAAATAGTTAATAAATTATTTACTCCTGTTCGTGGAATATTAGATAGTATTTTTAGATTCCTTTTCTTTGGATTGTTGGGTAGAAGTTTCCAGTCATTCCTTAACTGGTTCTCTGATCCTGCGAATAAGGATAAGGTTAATAGTATGTTTAGGTTCTTAAAGGACTTTTGGCCTGCAATATTAGGTGGACTTGCGTTATTCTTAACACCTCTTGGTGGTTTTATAAAAGGTATTGTTGGAATACTTACAACACTTGGTCCAAAACTTTTTGGGTTAGTTGCGAAGTATCCTAAGATTGCAGCAGCACTTGCTATTACAGGAGCAGCAGTGGAGGGTGTAAGAAGAAGTAGAAATGCGACTCAAGATATAATAAAAGAAAAAGGAATGGAGAATGCGACTCCAAAAGAGCAAGCAGATGAACTTTCAAAACCTTTTAATATTTTAGATACATTTACAAGAACAATAGTACCTCCTAGAGATGGGGATATAGAACCACCAGTGCAGGCTCGAGCAGATGGTGGCAAGATTTATAATATAGGGAATTATTTTGGCAGACCAATTGAACGAGCATCTGGCAAAGTAACATCTACAACTGGCACAAAGATTAAAGGTGCCGGACCAGATACACAGTTAGTTGCAGCACAACCTGGTGAGTTTATTATTTCTAAAAATGCTGTGAATACTTATGGTTCTCAGTTCTTTATGAATTTGAATAAAGAAAGTGGTGGAACTAATATTCCAAACTTTGTCAATAATATTCAATTTGCTCAAGGTGGTGGAATGGTTGGTGGAATGATTGGTTCTCCAACTTCACAAAAAATGTCTGGTGGATCATTTGGATTTTCGGCAGGGGCACCTGGACTAAGTGGAGGTGGTGGTGGACTTGATGCTTTAACAGAGCAAGCAAAAGTCAGAACATTTCGTTCAAGTATTTTTGATCCGACTGGCATCAAAGCTAGAAGAGCATTTTTTAATGATCCTAATGCATATCTGTCCGATGAAGATTTTCAGAATAGAGGTAAATTTAATAATGATTTTGATCCAAATCCAAGTAGAAAAATTAATTCACCTACAAATTCTGTAAGATATACTGACAATATGATGTCTCCTACACAAAGGATAACATTGCCACCAGAACCACCAGTTCGTTCTAAGAAACCAAATATGACAGTTCTTCCTGAAATTGTCAGAAACTCTGCTCCGCAAATGCAAGCATCTGCTTCTGGTTCTTCTGTTCCTAGTTTCTCACCATCACAATCAAATGATACTAGACAACTGAACTTTGCTGTCTACGGTATAGAGGGAATGAACTAATATGAAAAAAGTTAATCCTAAAAAACTATTACCAGCACCAGTTGCCAAAAACCAAGCATCTTTTTCGCAAAAGTTTCTTGTTCCTGCATCTAGAGTAGCAATAAAAGACTCTGCTAAAGTTGAAGGTGATGTTTTAACTCCACAGCAGAAAGAGTTGAAGGGTCAATCATTATCACTCAAGAGAAAGTTTATTTCTCTGACAAAACTTTTTGGCGAAAAAACAAAATTTGAAAGAAATAAAAATAGACGAAGAAAAATAGAATTAGAAAGAGAGAGAAGACAGAAAAGAGAAGAAGAAAAGGAAAGTAGTAATACTAAATTTAATTTTGGTGCAAGTCTTCCGAAGTTAAATTTACCTAGAACTGGATTTTTAGACACCATAAAAAGATTTTTACTTTATGGATTACTTGGATTTGCGATAGACAAATTTGGTCCACTAATTCCTGCGTTGCTGGGAATGGTGACCAAACTAAAACCAGCATTTGAGTTTTTCAAAAATGTTACTGTTGGAATTGTTGGTGGTGTTGTAAACTTTATCGATAGATCATATAAAGCGTATGATTTTGTCAAAGGAAAAATTGATGATATTATTGGACCCGATAAGTCTGGTGAATTTGACGATTTTACTGGAAATTTAAATAAGGTTCTAAACGGTGCTATTATTGCAGCAACTGCAATTTTGGGTCTTGGTGGACCATTAGGAAAACTTGGACTTGATAAAGGTAAAGCTGGTGCCGCAGCTGCCGCATTAGGTTTAAGTGGTGCTGGTCTTTTACAATTTAGACAAAAAATTACCGACGAATCTAAAAGAAAAAGAATACAAACTCTTTCTAGAAGAGGAACATCTAGAGATCGAGTTATAGAAAGATCTAGAGCTGCAAAGCGAATATCTTTTGAGGCAGCGTTCGAGGCAGAAAAAGCTGAAAGTGAATTTCGAAAAGCGAAGAAAGGTAAAATAACCAGAGGATTTTTTGACCCAACAAGAACGGGTGAACCTACTAGAGGAACTTTTACAGAACTCACAAAACGTCCTGCTAGGAAAATTTTAAAAGCAGAGCGTGACCTTTTAAGAAAAGTTACTATTGGTGGATTTGGTGGTAAGCAAGATACAAGGACTTCAGTTCAAAAAGTGTTTGATACTCAAAGTGGAAAATATGTAAAATTGAGAAAGAAATCCGTCAAAGGATTGCCCATAACAAGCAATATTAAAGATATGTTTGGTATGGAATTTGGAATACTTGAAGACGATGAACTAAGAAGAGAAACAAGAAAATCAGAAATTAAAAATATCAAAAAAGGACAACCAGTATACAGTCCAAAACTTGGAAAAAGAACTGTTGAACTTGCTATTCCTGGTTTAGGTAGAAAAAGATTTGCCCCAGATGTTGCTGATGCCTTGGAGTATATGGCAAAGAACTATCCTAAACCTGTTCAAGAGTTAATTCTTGAAAATGCTTTTAAAAATCCAGAACTTTTTGGTAGTGAACTTACAGCTGCACGTAGAGAGATGCAGCAAACTCAGGGAATAAGGGGCAAAAAGATGCCGAAGGCATTGTCTCCTGCAGAAGTATTAGCGAAAGGAAAACCAAAGAGAACTCCTCTCATCCCTGACCCTACATCATCTAGAATTCCATCAAAACTTAAAAATATTGCCCAACCACTTCGTGGTATATCAAAAGGTCCACTGAAGAATATTCTTGGTCCACTTGTTGGTGGTATTCTTGACTTTTTCCTAAGTATTCTTTTTGGAGATCCATTAGGATTGGCGGCCGCTGGTGCTCTCGGTGCTGGTGTTGGTGCTGCCCTTGGTGGATTTATTGGTGGATTGTTAATACCTGTTGCCGGTGGATTTATTGGTGCTACTGCAGGTGGTATCGGTGGAGATATCTTGTTTAGGTCTATCTATGAAAGTCTTGTGACTGAGACGAAAACTGACGAAAGACTTAAAAAACTTGCTGGAAATGATAATAAATCTAAACGCAAAGCACCAGCAAAACCAATAATGCCATCTGAAGAACAGAAAAAATACTTTGGTGTTGATCCTATTGTTACTGGTAGATTTGGTGAAAAGCGAGGAGATAGATATCACGGTGGAACTGATATTGCTGCTCCAGCTGGAACTCCTTTAGTTGCTGTGACTGATGCTGTTATTGTTGATTATGGTGATTTAAGTCGAAGTGATGCGAAGGCAGGAGACCCTAATGGATGGGGTAACTTCATAGTATATAAAGATGCTAACGGATATTTCCATCTATATGGACACCTTAGCACTATTGTTAAAAAATCTGGCAGAGTTAAGAGAGGAGAGAAGATTGCAACTGTTGGAAACACTGGTAGATCTACTGGTCCTCACTTACATTGGGAACTTGGAACTGGATGGACTGGAGGTACAATAGAAGGCAAGAGCGATCCTTTGAGTTATTATAATGTAATGGCACCATTTAGATTATCTGGTGGCAAACAAAAGGCAAATGTTACTCCACCAAACAGAAATGTTTCTAGTGGACTTGATAATATGACAGATTATGAGAAGGGTGGCGATACAGAAATTGCTTTACTTCCTATTGTAGATCAGATTGAAACTATGTCACAATCTCCTTCTGGAGGTGGTGGAGTAATAGTATTAAATAGTAATACTCCAAGTATATTTGCACCAGCGTTAATAGGGTAATATGTCATTTACAAAAGCAGCGGAGTCTGGTAATATTACTAGATTTGAAATATATCCTAACTTATTTAAAAATGAATCTCCTGACGAAAAAAATAAAAAGAAACCAACTTCTTTACTAGGTGGTGCTGTTGAATTATATTACTATGAAAGTATCTTTGAAAATAGTGTAAAGATAACTACACAGATTGTTGATACAGGAAATGCTCTGCCAGCAGACGATGGAACTGGTGGATTTGTAGAACTGCTTGATGGTCTTAAAGTTGGTGGTGGAGAAAAAATATTCTTGGACTTTGAGGATAATCAAGGAACAAAATTAAAGTTCTCTGAAGAAAATGCATTATACTTAAATCAACTTCGTAATACATCAAACGATTACTCAAAGGGTAAAACATTTACAATTGATGCATCATCAAAAGAGTTTTTTGATAATGAACTAACTCGTGTTGAAGAGAGATATGACGGAAAGATATCAGAGTCCGTTAAAAAAATTATGAAAAATGTTATAAAAACTCCAAAGAAATTAGATATTGAAGACACTATTAATAAGTATAACTTTATTGGTACAATCAAAAAACCATTCTGGACTATTACTTGGTTGGCTAAAAAATCTGTTAGTAGCAATCAAGGAAAATCTGCTGGTTATCTTTTCTTTGAAACTTATGATGGATTCAAATATAAATCCTTAGATACATTATTTGGACAAAAACCAAATAAAAAATATATTTACAATAATACTGCAAAAGTTCCAATCGGATATAATGGGAAAATATTAAATCCTCCTGTTGTAAGTACAAACATTCACTTGCAACCTAAATTGATGATGGGTACTTACAATACTGAACATAAGCAGTTTGATTTTTATAAGAGTAAGTTTGAACTAAAACCATTTGACTTTCATAAGCAAGAGAAGGGTATTAAACCTGCTGGAAGAGATTTTGAATTTGTAAATAGTGAATTTACAAGCAAACCATCAAGAATTACTTACAATATATCTGATATTGGCGGTTTGCCTGTTGGCGTTACTTTGAGTAAACAGTTGGAAAGATCTAAAGAAATCAACTTAGAAAGACAAACCATTACCAATCAAGCAAATATGCGCTATAATCAACTTGGAACTATTCAAGTTCAGGTAATGCTTGTCGGAGATTTCTCCCTTCGTGCTGGTGATGTCATAGAATGTGATTTCCCAGAACTTTCTTCTAAACCAAATCAAGAACCTAGCAAGAAGATGAGCGGCATATATATGATAGCAGATGTATGCCATCGTATTACCTCCCAAAGTACTCTCACATCAATTAATTTGATAAGAGATTCTTATGGTCGAAAACCCAACGCATAACGAACTATGTCAGATAAATCAATTCAACAACATATTAATGATGATAAAGGTGAACTGGATAACCCCAATTTAAGCCCGCAGCGTAGGCGTCATATTGAATCAGAACTTGGTGAACTTGAGCAATATCAAGGAAATCATCCAAACGAAGACCACGATCCCACTCCACTTGAAATGTATTGCGACACCCATCCTGATGCTGATGAGTGTAGAATCTATGAGGATTAATAATGCTTGAAGCAACATCCACTGGATTTAATCCTGAATATATTGGTATTCTTCCACGTTGGTTTGGAAGGATAGTTTCTAGTAAAACATGGCAAGATAACATTGTTCCTGGCACTTTCTCTGATACTGGAGATGTAAAGGGTTGGGCATTTAGATATAAAGTTAGAATCTTTAGTTGGAACACTGGAGATCCTGGAGTTGTTTCTGACGAAAAACTCTTGATGGCAAATGTTGTTCTTCCAGTGACAGCAGGATCTGGTCACGGTGGATATTTTGAAACCCCTGCACTTGCGGCAGGAAGTGTTGTAACAGGATTTTTTCTTGATGGAGAAGGTGGTCAGGAACCTTATATTGATGGTGTTCTTGCAAATGCAAATGATAACGTTCCCAAAAAGCAAGGAACCGGACCTATTGCAGGATATCAACAATTCAATGATACATATGGTCCTAAAGCAAGAGTTCCTGACTTTTTAACAAAGGTCAATACATCACCAAATACTGATACGGCATATATTGCAAATTTATTAACAGAATCGAGAAAAGAAGATCAAGAAGATAAAAATGTAAAAACTCCATTAGCATCAACACGAAAGTGTAAGAAGAATAACTCTGAAATGAAGAGTATTCAACTTACTATCAAGAATATGATTAATAATGTTGAGAAAGCAAAGAAAAAACTAACGAAAGCACAAGGTTTTATAGGAGAAATAAACCGAATTACTTCTCAAGTACGTGGATTCTCTTCACGCGCTGCTCAAGAAGTTGCTTCATATATGAAGACAATTATGGGTGGTGTTCGTGGTTATGTATTGAAAAAAGTAAAAACAGGAATTCAAGACGTAGCACCATTTTTATTTCCTACTGATATTCCCAAATTACAACAACAATTGAGTGGGAGTTTAAATGGATTGTCTTGCGGTTTCGCAAAAATAGTAAATGGATTGCAAAAAACTTTTGAGGGACTACTTGATTCCATTCTAGGTAAGTTTATTAACGCACCAATGTGTGCTATAGAAAATATAGTTTCTAAACTTGTTGATGGCGTTCTCGGGCAAATCACGGGTCTTATTGATAGTGTTGTTGGACCTCTTGCATCTTTTATTACGGGACTTACTGGTAAAGCAATGAACCTGATTGGTAGTGCATTTAATGCTCTCAATATGGTAATGGGTATTCTTACATTCTTCCAGTGTGATGAGGAACCATCTTGTTCTGAGTATGACGATATCAAACAGTCTGGACAATCAACTGATGGCGGAGACGCTGATGGCCAAGGTCAGAGTTCAGATGATACTAATGCAAATATCGTCGATGGTGCTAATGAAGAAAAACCAACTCAAAGTAGTATTGATGAAGAAAAAGCAAACGAAAGACAGGAGTTCTTAACTACCACTACTCAAGAAGAACTTGATTTAATTAACGAAGAGCGGGCGATTGGTGGTCAAGAACCACTCACTTTAGATCAAGTCCAACAACCGCAGACAACTGAAACTCAACAACAGACATCTGAATCTCAACCTGTTCCTCTTCAAGTAATACCATTTGAAGAGAACCAGCAGGAACCAGAAAAACAAATACGCAATCAACCATCAGTAACCGACCAAAGTAATTTAACCGATGACCAGATTGAAAGT